TTGATAGTAGGAACCTGATATGGTTGTCTCATTAGATAACCAACTAAACCTATGTGTGATACAGCAAACAAAGCTCCAACTGTGCCGATAAAGATCTTGAACGTAGACGGTTTTTCTTTCTTAGGTTCAGGGAAGTAGTCGCTAGGTTGTTCTTTGTTGCTGTTGAATAGGTTCATGGCATTGATGGTATAGCAGGACCAGTTGCAGAGGGAACAGCAGGACCAGTTACCTCAGGTAACTTTGGCATTGCTGCATCTAACATACCAGGGAGTGCTTTAGTGATTGCTTCAGTAGCAGCTTTAGTAACACTCGCTTTGGCATTATCAATTATTGCATCTTTGTTTAGAAGCAAGTAAGCACTACCACCGATCAAACCAAGAGAGGTAAGACCAGACAATAGTGCTACAACGTTAATTACTTTTTGCATGATTAGACCTTGGGTTCAGGTGTTTCTTCTTTCTTCTTGATCTCGGGTGCTTTCTTAGCACCACCACCAGACTTGGCAGGACTGAGACCGAACGCAGCTAAGGAGCCAGAGAAGACCGATGCGATAAAGGTAGGATCAAAATCTAAAATCTTTTGACCGTTTGGAAGTCTAACGTATGAGAATGTAAGAAGAGAAGCAGACCAAATAAGAACAACAACCTTTACAAGGTTACCGAGCACTTCACTTTTATCATCATCGTGGTCTTCCTTCTCTACAATTTTGGATTTATCTTCCGCCATAATAGAGTAGCAAGGCTCCTCTATTTATGTTGCTAACGCCAAATTTCCAGCAACAGAAATCCTAGGTTCGTCAGTACCATAAAAAGGATAAACAAGATGATTCATCTCAGCGGGGAAGAACACCATCAGACCTTCCATCTGCTTACCCATAGGATAATTGAATGATCTTCTGCCACCAAATATATTTACATACTCAAACTGGAAGCATGAAACACATGGACTAGTGGTCTTCTTTGCAAAAGGTAGTTCCATCTGGTCTCTTGTTTCTACTGGCATCTTCATCCAGATGACAAAAGAATAGACACCGAAATGTACATGAGATGGATTGAACTCAGTCTGATACTGCCAGTTCACCCAGAGATCATGCAACTGTATGGTTGCTTCCTTTGGTATCTCTGTTACTAACTGACGGGGTTTGTAATTAAAATGCTTCTGATAATCATCAGTGACTTCACCAATGAAAGAAAGAAACTTATCACTAGCATCTAACTCCAAGCTGGTACTGATATTACCAGCAAGTTTTTCTTTTGCGTCTACGCTAGCATGATCAATCATCTCCCAGAGATCTTTCATGACCTCATCTGGGAGACGAACTTCTAACCACCCATCATTGGTGGGAACAATAGGTCTTGACTGTAACATATAATAGGGATGCTCTCCCTATTATACATCATGCCTGAGCTTCCGTCCAGGAGATACGGAAGTCAATCGCCCTTCTATTGGAACCACGACCACCACCGATGTTCGTTGCCTTGACCGCAAGAACCTCTGGTCCATCAGGGAACACACCAGTTGGGTTAGGTGCTGTAGTAGCAGCAAGTTGATCTGTACCACCACCTAGAATAGAGTTAGAGATTTCCTTGACTCGTCCTAGGTCATAATCAGCAACACCAGAGTCAGCATAGAATCCATAGATAACTTCACCACCAACTAATTCGTTCGTAATAATAGACGAACCCTGTGTTAGGTCTGCATACTGTGCTAGTGATGTACCACCAACGTTCTGCCAGTTTACACTGTTGCTAATGTTTGGATTCAATACCAGTTCAACAAAGAACGGACCGTTAGAGGACACCTCAGCAGTTCTAAGAACCAACTGCATTCTATTGACCAGTTCTCTAGCACCAAATGCACCAGGGACACCATTGTCAACAGCAGGTGCTGTACGGATAGCAAGCAACGCTTTGGTCTCTCCAGAGTTAACTTCTCGTCCAGTTCTAGATCCAACCGTGTAAACATATGCTCGGTCATCGTCGTAGAGACCTTCCATCATAACGGAAGAACCCCAGTGACTAATCTGTGGAACAGATGTAGCGGCAATCAATTCAATTCCTGTTGGTTGTGCTTCATCGTAGGTAAAGTTTTGTGCTGCTGCAGCACCAAGAGCAGGGAAAATTACACTTGTTGGGTTTGCTGCTGTCACTGCTTTACTCAGTTCAATGTTCACACCAGAGATAGAATGTACAAAGGTGTCTGCAGGAATATCTCCACCAATGACTCTCTGTCCTTTTTGGATTCCAGTTGCACTACTTACGGTGCCAGATGATGTACCAGATGCCATGGTTAGGTTGACTCCAGTTGCACCTGCTTGCTCTCTAGTGATACCAGTAAAGGCACCAGATGTAGCACGTGCCAGTGGAGACAGGGCAGAACCTGTTGATGTATTGATTGCAATAGGTGTACCACTATTCAAAGTCTCAGTGATAGTGAACTGAGTTCCAGATACTACAGTAGCAACGTAGTATACTTTGTTAGCAGAGATGTTGGAGAAAGGTGTGTCAAAAATAATTGGTTGTACACCATTTGGATTCAGTCCAGTAGTAGATGCAACTTCAATCTGATTGTTTCCAGAAGTAGAAGCGATAACATCCTGAACGAAAGTAGTCTTACCAGTGTAGTTAACATACTCCTGAATACCAGCAGTAGCACCTGTAGTCTTCTTGATTCTCAGTGTTCCTGATGATGGGAAATGAGTAGGAGCATCGAAACAATAGAGTGTGCTGTCACCTGTAGAAAAAGTCTTTGCTAATTTTGTAGCAGGTGGAATAGTATTTACTTCATAACGAGCAGGTAGGTTACCTGATCTCATGTATGCTTCAGTGTTTTGGTTGTTGTTAGGAATCTTGTGTGCATAGATTACGTTACCATCTACAGCACGGAATCCCCAGCGTACAAAACCTGCACCATACCAAGAGTAGTCCATATAGAACATCTGCATCTTGGTTGGGTCAATGGTATAACCAGACTTACCAGTACCATCACAACGGTCAATGTTCCAGTCTGCCTGATTCCACTCTGTTTCTACAGTCTTAGTAACAGGTACGTTGTTTGCAGATGGTCCACGATAGTCAGGGAAGATAACCATCTGAGTATCAGAGATGATACCATCGACACGATAAGAAGAACCACGGATGACAACATAGTCACCAGGCTTCAGTTGCTTGGAGAACTTAGTGCTAGCACCGTTGACACCAGTGTAACTAGAAATAATAGTATCACCTTGCGTTACTGTAACTTTACCAGACAATTGGAAGGTGGATGTTCTACGTACAACGCTAAGATTTCCACTTGCCCAACGGAAGAATAGACCATTCTGCTGGTCCATCATACCAATTTCTAACTTGGTTCCGTAAGAATTGATAGGAGTGACAGTGTATTCACCCGTTGCTGTTGTCTCACCAGGAGCAGAAGGAACAACGTACTGGAATACAAACGGATCAATTACATTTGTTACTTGATACTGTCCATTGTAACGATTGTCACCAACTCCACGAACATCAACCGTAGCATCTCTAGTTACGTTGTGAGCTTCTGCAGAATTAACTGTTACCGTTGTTCCAGATGCAGTGATAGAGTCAACGTTTACAAGTGCTGGTTCTAGAATCGAACCAGTAGAGAACGCTACACCTTTACCAGACTGATAACGGAAGTAACGTTTGGTTTGTCTAACTGTCTGCTGATTCTTAGAAGCAGAATTAGTAGAGAACTTGACACCACCATCAAATGCTCTATGAATCGAATTACCCTGTGGTCTTGGATAAAGTTTAATAGTACCAGAGGAAACAGCACCAGATGGAGGCTGATCAGGGAAGTAGAAAAATCTAGTAGGACTAGAGACTCTAGCAACCACCCACGATCCATTGACATTAGTACCAGAAGATCCAGCAACTGCAATCTCGTTACCAACCTCAAGACCATGTGCCTTAGATGTATCTACCTGAACTGCTCCCGACATGGAACCAGCAGCAGATCCAAGCGTAATAGTTCCACCAATATCAGATCCAGTATAGTGAATACCAGAATACAATGCAGTTCTAGCAGCATCGTAAATACCACTGTTACCTTGTGCCCACTCAAACGTAGCAGTGTATGTAAAGTCTGTAGATCCAGACGTACTATCAACAATGAAGACACCGTTAGCACCAGGGAACAAAGTATCTTGCATAAAGATAGCAGTACCAGCAGCGGGACGTGTTGACTGGTTTGTATCTACAGAAACTGTAATCTCTCTGCTGTCTTGTACTGCCTGAACATCAGTAATAACAATAGTATCTTCAGACTTAAATGCAAATGGGTTGTTGTTGATCATCGACAACGATTCCCACTTCGTGCTCTGAGTTCCATACTCAAAGTCAGTATCGATCTGGGACTGAGGAGTAGAGACCCTCATCTTATTTACTGAGTCGTGATAAGCTTCTGCTGGAGTGATTGACTCTTCAAAGTCATCAACAATAATCTGGAGTTTGTCTGTGTCAGACATACCAGATGTATCATATGCCAGTGTCAGTCTAGTTGTCGTGACATTTCTGATGTCAGTCTCAATTGCATAGGCAGTAGCAGTCAACTCAGGATCTGAGAAGTTATAGATTACCTTATTGTCCGTAACGTTAGTGATCAGGATAAGATCTTCTCTCTGAACACCGCCAGGAATAACAACCTGTCTTGCGGACGCATCAAAAAGATAATAGTTACTCAGAATAGTTTTCCTTGCCATTACCTATGTTCCTTGGAATATTTTATGCTCTATCTATTTATCAGACACCGTACTTACCACGGGTGGCGTTGAAGTTTTGGGATACTTCTGTGGAAGTTAGTGCTCTGTTGTAAATTCTAAACTCAGCAATAGAGTTTGGAGATGAGTTACTACTATATGTTTGTGATGGATTAAAGAAAGCTCCGATTGGAAAGTCTCCCGCGTCAAAATCAACAGCAGTGTCAGTCTTTTCTATAGTGAAAGCACTATTGATATAGAGTTTAGCAACACCACTATTAATAGATAAACAATAATGAGTCCAAGTATTTAAAACAACATCAGCAGCATCATCTCCAGATGTTCCGCCAGTGTATCCTTGCGACCAACTATAATCTCCCCATCCAAACTCCCACTTACCACTCTCTTTACCGAAGTAGCATCTTTGGTTGCTTGGATTTTGAATACCAGCAAAGATATGATTTGATGATGTATTACTTTGAACCCAA